AACGCCCTCGAACCGAAACAGGCCGAGTTGGCCGAGGCGCGTATAGATGTTCGGCAGGATGTTGATGGCCTGCGTCATTTCCGCAAGCGTATAACCGCCTGCGTCGAAGGGATTGATGATAACAGTCATGATGTTCTCCGGTGGTTAGGGAATAAAAAAACCGCCAGAAAGGCGGCTTTAACGGCGTTAGTGTTTGTTTGAGGCTAGGCTGTTTCGCGGACGACGATGCCGTGAGTTGCCAGTTGAGCGATCTTAGCAGCTTTCTCTGCCGCTAGATCGGCGCTGCTGTCATAAGCGAGCTGATCTTTCGACAAGAGAATGGGGCCGCGCGCTGCGACAAGGCCAATGGCGTCCGCCGTGGTGGCATCCGCGATTTCCAACAGAACGGCGCAAGCTGTTTCCGCGCCTTCGTCGCCTGTAACGGCTGCCACAGGCGAAGCCCTGTATTTTCCGGTTGCCGTGATCTTACCAAGCACCGTGCCGATGGCATAGGCAGCTCCGGACTTGAGGGTCACGTACTCGCGGCTGTAGCGCGGCTCAAGCTCGTACTTGACAAGGTCGCCAAGCGTTGGTTTTTGCGTTAAAGCGGTCATGTATTTATCTCCTTTGGGGTTGGAAGTTGTTTTTATGCCTTGGCCTTTTCGGCTGCCGCGCGGGCACGGCGGACGATTGGGCTGTCGATAGAGGCTGTCGAGGGAGCTGTCGCCGCGACAATGCTCGTCGCATTCGAACGCGATGCCAATTCTTCGAGCACGGCGCGGCGCACGGCGTCGGGTTTCAAGCCCTTGGACATTGCGTCGCCTACGTCGAGCGTTACGCCGAGCCTTGCGGCTTGCGCGGCAATTCCTGCCATTTCTGCGTAGCTTTCGCGCATTTTCTGCGCGATTTGCGCCTCAAGCGCGGCTTTATCCGTCGTTTCCGCCGCAGAATTTTGAGCCATTTGGGCGATGACAGGCGCTGAATTCGCTTGAACCGATGCGGCAGGTTGCTCGACCTGAGCCGTTTCGGTTTGCGTCTGCGCTTCGATATTCGGTGGATTGGTTGTCATAAGATTGTCCTTTCGGTTGAGGTTGAGTTGAGATAACGGAGATTTGACGGAAGAGCCTAAGACTGACAAAACCAGATCGCGGCTCATCACGACATCTGCAAGGCGAATGTCGACAGCCGAAGCGCCGCGATAGACGCCAGCTTCGGTGCTGCGGACGTTCTCCGCCTGAATGCCTCGGTTCTTGGCGACAAGCGCGACGAAAGATGCGTAAAGCCCGTCCACATCTTCCTGAATATCGGCACGCGCTTCATCGGAAAGCGGCTCGTGTGGATTTCCGTCGACTTTGCGCTGGCCTGCATAGACGAAGTCCCATGCGACACCGGCTTGTTCGTCCGCGCCGCTTTCGTCCACATGAACGGCGACGACCCCGATAGAGCCGACTTCCGCCGTCTGCGTTAAAACAATCTTGTCGGCGCAGGACGCGATGGCATAGGCCGCAGACAAGGCGTTTTCATGGGCCAATGCCCAGAGAGGCTTTCCAAATTGATCCTTTAGCGCCGTGATTTTGTCGCACAAGTCAAATAAGCCGCCCACTTCGCCGCCGGGGGAGTCTATTTCAAGCAAGACTGCGCGCACGGAAGAATCTGTAAACGCGTTTTCAATGTTTTGGCCGATATCAGCATAGCTTGTCAGGCCGCTTGCCGCCGACAGATAGCTAGACCGCGTGACGAGCGTTCCGAATACGGGCACAATGGCGATGCCATCGGTCGTGACCTGAATATCGTTAGGTTCGTCCTCGCCGTCGATCGCAAAAGCTTCCGCATCGACGCCAGACAAGCGCGGCCCCAGAACAGAAAGAAGAACGTCCAGTTTGGGGCGCGCCAGCATTAATGGCGTTCCAAGTAGGCGCGCCGCAATATGAGCAAGGTTCTTTTTCATGCCTGTTGCTGTTCCTCTGTTTGGATGTTTTCTTGATCTTCTTGTGGCGATTTCTGTTGCGAGGGCGGTAAAGCCGTCGGCGCTTCTTCAAAAGAAATGCCCATAGCCGCAGCGCGTTTGCGCTCTTCCGCGATTTCTGCGTCCACTTGCACAATGTCGTAGCCGCGTTCGGCGATGGCTTGCGTCCGGCTTTTAAGGCCTGACTTGATTTGCTCAATCTCGGCATTGGCGTCCTTAAGCGGATCGACCCAATCCCATTTAGGCGGCAGCCAGTCGCAAGCGATATATTCCGCGCGTTTGGCCTCAAAGTTGCGGATCGCCAGCGCGCCGGATAACGCCGCCATGTCCATCCATCGTTCCCAGACCCTGCGGCACAATTGCCAGACCATGACGGAATGCTGCCATGCGCCGACGCGCCGCCGGAACTCCAACAAGGCCAGACGCGAGTTGGAGTAATTGGCTTTCAGCATATCGCCGGAGACGTAGGCGTAAGGCACGCCAGTCGCCGCCGCAATCTGAAGGATCGTGCGATACTGAAACGGCTCATAAGTCTGCCCAACATCGGCTGGGCTTGATGTCTGCACTTCCTCGCCGGGTTCGAGCATCGTGACTTGGCCGGGCTGAACGTCCATGACGCGTTCGCCGTTTTCGTCCTCTTCCTCAGCCGTATCGAAAGGTTCGGTCGGCGCGGGCGTCGTGATGAAGAGCGCGTACATCGCCGCGACCTTTTTGCGGTCAAGTTCGGCGTCGTCGTATTGATCGAGCAAGAACAGTTTGACGATAGCTGGAGCCAACCGAGAGACGCCACGCAATTGACCTGCGTCCGCCGCGTCCATCAAATGAATGACGTCTAACGCCGGAATGCGAACCGTCTCTGTCGTCAGGTCGGGTTGCGTAAGGTCGCCCGGATGACGGCGCAAGAAATGATAAGCCACGCGCCGCCCGTTGATATCGAATTCAATGCCGCACCTGATTACGTTGCCGTTCGCTAAAACCTCATTTTTAGTCAACGGCAACATTTCGGTCGGCAAAAGCTGCAACTGCAAAGGAACTTGAAGCCCCATTGAGGCCGGAACGGGACGGAAGACGAAGAACGTCTCGCCCGTGATGAACATCTCTCGCGCGGCGCGGCGTTGCAAACCGAAGAAGTCCGTTAAGCCTTCCGCGTCCGCGAAATCCGTCCAATTCCACCAGAGATCCATGACGCGTTTTTTAAGACGCGCGTTGCTGATTTTGCTCGACGGGTTGATGCCGTCGCCAACGGCATTGCCTGTCCAGCTTTCTGCAGCGTTCGTGGCATAGCCGTTATTGCGTACCAGATAACGCGCGCGCGCCGTGATTGTCGCACCAGCACCCACAAGCAGCGTGTTTAGGTGCAGTCGTGATGGCTGGAAGGTTCGCAAACGCCGGTTGCCTTGCGAAGCCTCAAAACCGCCCGTTTGCAAAGAGCCGAACGCGCCGCGCCAACGACGCGCGATGTTTGCCATCATCCCCATCCTATAACCCTTTACTGCCAGAGGTCAGGACGCGACGGCGCGGCTTGCCGCTTTCCAAGACGGCGATCCGTTTTTCTAAATCGGTAATGGCAGAGGCCATTTCGGCATCGGTGGCATAGGTGATGCGGCGGCCTTCGACGTCGATGCTGCGCACGCCGCGCCACCGCGCCGCGAGTAGCGCCTCGTGGCGTGATTTCATCTCGTCTAGGGTCATGGACTATCTCAAGTAGGATGAATGAAATGTTCGCCGTTTGCTCGGCGGCTTACGGCGCAAAACGCCTGCGTTGCGCGGAGCTTTCGTAAAAGCCTCAGCACTTTCTTTTTCTTCGACGGCGACCTGTTTCTCGAGTTCCTTCCAACGCGCTTCCGAAAACCTGTCGATGCCGACATTCCACGCGGCTGCGCGCGCATACACGCGGCAGTCCAAGGCCTCGTTACGTTCTCGCAGTTTTTGCCATTCCAGCTTCGAAAAGCCGCGTTTGGTCTTGACGGTCACAAGCTGTTCCGCCGTCAGTTGTTTTATCCATTCGCTGTCGACGCCTTCGGGTAGATGTACCGTTCCGGGCGGGAACAAGGCTCCATCCGCGATCTCTTCGGTAGTCGGCCTGACAAGACGGAGAAACCGATAGGTCTCGGTTTTAAATGTCGAACCTGCGACAACCCATAACTTTGCGCCGCGCCTGATCTTGCGCCCGCCTTCGTTGACGTCAACGTAAGTCGGGCCGGTGACGGGGCTGGCGCGGTTAAAGCCGTCTACGCCTTTCACGGACATGACCTGACCGCCGCCCATGCGCCGCGTCCAAGCATAGACGGCGGGCGCTTCGTAACCGGAGTCAACCGCCAGTTTGGCAATCGTCAAAAACGGGCCGTTTTCGTGAGGCCAAGTTTGCGTAAGCAATGCGGCCAGAGCGTTCCAAGCCGAAGGATCGTCGGGGCCGCCGGGAATGACTATATGATCGACAAGCCAGCTTTCCAGCCCGCGGCCCCATGCCCAAACATCGACTTCAATGCGATCTTTTTGGACGTCCGCGCCAGCGGTAAGGAAAAGCCCGTATTTACAAACCGTGCCCAAGCGATAAGGCTCGCGTCTTTCGCACAAAATCTGCCAGTCTGGCGCTTCGCCGTTTTCAACCCATGTTTCGCCTAGCACGCTGTTTTTGAAGCCTTTCATTGCTTCGTCGTTTCCTTGTGCCGCTTCCCAATCGCGGGCGATGCGTTCCCAACTCAGCCATCCGTGCGGCGAGTAAAGGCTAGAGATGTGAAAACCAATCGTAAGCGGGTCAGCGCTGACCGCCGTCGCTTGCCAATCTCCATGCTCAAGCATGAAGGTTTTGTGTCGTTCTTCGATCCTCGCTTCGCAATGCTCGCAATAATAGGCCGCCGTTTCCGGTTGGCCTTTCTCCCAGCGCAGGCGATCGAACTGCAAAACCTGTTTGTGTTCGCAAAACGGGCACGGCACGAAGTATTTGTGCTGATCGCTGGCCTCAAATTCGCGCTCGATCCGCGAGATGCCTTTGATCGTAGGCGTCGAACACAAAAACACCTTGCGCCGCCATGCGAATGTTCGCGTTCGCGCCTCGGCCAGCGCGACAGGATCTCCTTCTTCGCCAGCAGATGCGGGATAAGCGTCGACTTCATCCAGAAACAAATACCGCGCGGGCATCGAGCGAAGACCGACTGCGCTGTTCGCGCCGGTTATCACCAAGATCCCGCCCGGAAACTCTTTCGATAGGATCGTGTTCCCGCTGTCGCGCGACCGCGCAGGCGCCACGCGCTCCCGCAAGATATCGCTTTCTTCGATAAGCGGATCAATGCGTTGTTGGCTAAAGCGTCGCCCAAGTTCAACGGTCGGCTGCACCGCCAGCATGGGGCCGGGCGCGTGATGGATAACGTATCCAATCCAGTTGTTCCCGCACTCAGACCCGCCGAGTTGCGCGCCCTTCATAAGCACGATGCGCTGGTAAGGCGAAGATGGGGACAACGCGTCCATGATCTTGCGCAAGTACGGCGTGCGACTTGTGCGCCAAGGCCCGGCTTCGTTTGCGCCGCGCGGCGATAATATGCGGTTCTCGTCGGCCCAAGTCGAAACCGTGTGATCAGGATCGGGCGTCAGCCCATCCGTCCAGCCACGCAGGATCGCGTCCGCGCCGTCGAACGATGCGATGTCCTCGATGATGCCGATCATGAACGGATTTCGACCTTAATGTCGGCAAGCTGCGCCAAATGCTCGCGCACTAGTTTTTCCAGAGCGGTCTGAACCCGATGCGTATCCGCGCCGATCTCGGAGGCCAAAGCTGCGGCCACGCGCGTTGGCCACATCTGCCAAGCGTCTCGCTCTTGCCGCGCAAGTCTGTAGATCAAAGCCACGGCTTGGGATCTGTCGACAAGCTCGCCTTTAAGTTTTTGTAATTTTACACGACGCTCTTGCGCTTTCAAAACCTCGTTTGCCGTTCGGGCTTGAACGAAGGTCGTGCCGCCTCCCGTTATTGGGGCATGTCCGGACTCTCGCAGCGTATCGCCAACGGCTCGAATGGCCGCTTCCGGAACCGCTTTTCCTTTCGGCATTTCCTTCTGCCGCACCTGCGCGGGATCGGTGTTTTTAGCCAATGCCGCAAGGGCTTTGTCGGCATTAATCGTCCCATCGCTTTCAAGCCGGATGCGTCCAGACGCGATGGCTTTTTGCACCGCGCCGCGACTTTTGCCCCAAAGCTCCGCGAACTCTCGTTGACTGACTCCCATGTGTCATGTTCCTGCGCTCCTGCGTCGTTTCCGCGCGATTAGATATGGACGGCTTGTGTTGCCAGACGCAGAAACCATCACTCTGCGCGATGGATCAGCTTTGCGCGTCCAGCCATCATCTTGATCAGACGGTCGACTACATCGGCGCTATGACCGCCGACATGCCACTCGCGCACCGCTGTGATCTCTGGATACTTGTAATCGTAGGCGCGGCTGTTCTTATAGTTGTAGATCGTGATGACCGAGTTACGCGTCGGACGGATAGTCCATTCGGCTTCTGTTTTGTATTCGTCGCCTTTGGAAGGTTCACCCCATACTTCGACGAGATCCTGATAGCTAGCTTCGATGGTCGCGCGATAAGAAGTTCCATTTTTCGGGTTTTTTGCAAGCCGTCTTCTCGTTTCGGCGGTTCGTCCAGCCTCGTAAGCGCAGAGCAAAGCCGAGCGCAAGTTCCAAACGCTGACCTCATGGAAGTCTAGGCTGTCCGATTGCCGCGTCTCCAACGTTTCAACGTTGAGCTTTCTGGATGCAATCTCGGCGATCCGTTCGTCGGCGTCTGTCATGGCCACCTCCCTTAAATCGTGCCGCGATGCATAATCATCGCTGTCTTAAATAAGGCTTCGATTTCTGGGATCTGGTTTTCGAAGGAAAGAACCGTCCCAATTGCGAGGTTTTGTTCACCGTTGCTCATGGCTTCGGTGGCTTCTTTCGCTAGCGCGGCCATTTCGCTCAGGCGTTGAGCCAAGCCTTCAAGGTTCGCTGCGATTACCGTCTTGGCGACGTTTGCTTTTGCTTCCGTGTTCATGGCGTCCTCCATTGTTTTAACAACACCATGAACGCTCTTTTCGCGTTGATTATCAACTAGATAAGCGATTGTTTCTTTGCGAAGAATGGCCCAAGACGATCATCTAATGATCGTTTTGGGGAGGCTCCGCGATTTTGTAGGTGCGCTTGCCGCTTTCTGGTTTGTTTGAAACGACGGAGTATCCCGTTGTCGGCTTTTCGGAAACGATTTGGTAACCACGTTTCTTGGCAAGAGCATGCGAAAGCGCTGCGCGCACTGTGTGTTTTTGCCAGCCGGTTGCGGCGGTCAGGTCGTCAATCGTTGCGCCTTCTGGGCGGCGCAGCAGTCTGATCACCATTTCCAGCTTGCTTTCCTTGGCCGGTTTCGAAGGCATAGCCTCGACAGCCGCAAGTCCGGCTTTCATCGGCGCGCTGGAATTTTCAGAAGGCTTGCCATTGACGGAAACCTTTGTGGTTTTCGGCGAGGCCTTGGCCTTGGGGGGTGGGGGTGATGCCTTTTTAGTTTTGTTTGTCTTTGCTTTACTCATGACAGTCTCCTTTTCAGTTAATCCTCAATGACAGTCGAACCAACGCATGCAGGTTGCCAACAGATGGTCGTAGTCGCCCGCTTTGGCCTCGTTCATAAAGGCCGCTATTTGGTCGTCCGGCACCTCCGCCTTGCGCGCGGCGCGTTGGCAGAGGCCGAGGATGTTGAAGGCGTTGCCGTCCTTTCCTGTTAGTCGCACATGGACATGCGGGTACTTGATGGCCGGTTCCGCGATGCGTAAGCCGACGTAACGAGCGTAACTATGGCCTTCCGGATTGACGTAAATCGGCTCACGCTCTGGCGCGGTGATTTTAATAGCTTGGATGATGCCGTTCCTCGATCCGCCTTTGCCGTCTAACCATTCGCGGCTGACAAAAAAATCCTGCGTGAAAGCGTCATATTCTTCGGCGCTCATGGTCTTGGTTTCAACGACCGCCGTTTCTAGTGGATCAAGCCCGAAGGGGTTTTCTTTGACATCGTTGATGTTTACAGGTTTGCGGGCATATCCGACTTTGATTGTTCCGTTCATGGATGCCTCCTTGGTAATCACGTGTCCATGAACGCTCTGTTCGCTCGGATTATCCAGTCAATTAGTGGATTATCTTATGGCTTAGTTCGGAGATATCCGATCATCTTCTGACAATCTTGCTAATCGTCACCAACAAGCTGAGCTTTATTGCCCGTAAAATCCTCCCATCGCTGGACAATTACGTCGCAATATTTGGGGTCAAGTTCGATCAAGCGAGCCTGACGGCCTGTTTTCTCGCAAGCGATGAGCGTGCTGCCGGATCCGCCAAAGCAATCCAATACGATATCGCGGCTCTTGCTGCTGTTGCGGACGGCTCTTTCGACCAATTCGACAGGCTTCATGGTCGGATGCAAATCGTTCTTCGTGGGTTTGTTAACAAACCACACGTCCCCTTGGTCGCGCGCGCCGCACCAGAAATGATCCGTGCCTTGTTTCCAGCCGTAGAGTATCGGCTCGTACTGACGCTGGTAATCCGACCGGCCAAGCGTGAAGGTGTTTTTTGCCCAGATAACGAAGGTCGACCATTTGCCGCCTGCAGCGACAAAGGCCTTCTGCAGCGTGTGTAATTCGCTCGACGACATGCAAACGTAAATCGCGCCTTTGCAAACCGTGAGCATGTTGACGCAAGCGTCGTAGAGAAACGCTTCGAAGCCTTCGCCAAGATTATCGTTCATGATCGTGCGGTTGTTGCCGCGCATTTTGTCTTTGGCTGTGTTACCGTAGTCCACATTGTAAGGCGGATCCGTGAAAACCATGTCCGCCAACGTGCCATCGAGAACGCGCTCGACGTTTTCAAGAACTGTGCTGTCGCCGCAAAGCAAACGGTGGTTGCCGAGGATGTAAATATCGCCGGGTTTTGATTTTGGCTCGACAGGCGCTTCTGGGACGGCGTCGTCATCTGTGTTGCCTTCGACAGACCCTGCGCCTCCAAGCATTTCTTCCAACTCTTGTTCGCTGAAACCTGTTTGAGACAAATCGTATTCCAAAGCCTGAAGATCCTGTAATTCAAGATCAAGAAGCTCGTTATCCCAGTCTGCCCATGCTGCGGAACGATTGGCGAGAAGTCGAAACGCCTTGATTTGCGCTTCCGTCAGATCATCGGCTAGCGCAACGGGAACTTTCTCCATCCCCAGACGTTGCGCCGCTTTCAGTCTCAGGTGCCCGTCGATGATCGCGCCGTCAGAACGCGCTACGATGGGAATCCGAAAACCGAACTCCTGTATCGCGGCGACCATTTTATCGATCACATGATCGTTTTTACGCGGATTTCGCGCATAAGGGATGAGCTTATCGACAGGCCAAAGCTCTATGCGATCGGCAAGTTTATAATTCGAAAAGGTCATGATGTTCGGTCTCTTTTGATGGCTTCAGTTGCCAAAGCGCAGAACGCATAAGCCGCGACCAACGGAACCACGCCGTTGCCGCAAAGGCGGAGCCTGTCCACCCGATGGGCCAGCCCATCAGCCATTCGACAAACAGCGGGTTTAAGGTCAGGGGGAACGCGTTCCCATTCTCGATGCTGCGTGGGGCTTGGCGGCCAAGCAGGCAATTCGTCTTCACGTCCGCCGTGGCCGCGCCGTCCTTCCAGTCGCGTGTCGTTGGCGTCGCCCACGCTTCCATCAGTTCCGTTCTGTTCGCGCCGCTTGATCTTTTTCCCGAACAAGCGCGCGGCGTCGGCCACGTCTTGCTGGCCTCCGTCAGACTTATCCCATGATCCGTGCTCGTGCTCCCCGGTTCCTGTGCGCGCGGCGTCGGCCATTGCGTTTTTGCCGTTCTGTATCTGCCGCCGCTTTTTGCCTTTTCCAGATCCTGCTTCGTGTATGGAAATCCCTTCGGCTGCAGAACCGTTTCCGCAAGGCTGGGCGTGCGCAGGACGTTTCTTCCGTCTTTGCGGATCATCTTCTCTGGAGGTCTGGCGCGTTGGACAAGAGAGTCCGTTGCCGTCGCTGTCGGCCAAAGCGTCGATTGCGCCGTCAGGGAACCGAAGCAACGATCCGTCCTGTCGCTGTTGCGCTTTATGAAGCTTTCCTGCTTTTCCGTCGTTTCTTGCGCGCGCGGCGTAAGCCAAAGCTGCGCGCTCACTTCCAGCCGTCCCTTCGGATTCCCAGCCAAGATCTCTTTCCGCGAAGCTTCGTTCGCCGAAGAAACCCTCGCGGTAGGCCAAGATGAAGAGCCGTTCTCTTTTGTGAGGCGCGCCGACTTCTGCCGCCGTAAACAGGCCTGCCTTAACGCGGTAACCCATGCGTTGAAGGTCATCGTGGACTTGTTCGAACCCCAGTCGTAAATGTCCGCCGACGTTTTCGAAGAAGCAGACAGGCGGTTTGACTTCGCGGACGATCCGCGCGATGTGCGGCCAGAGGTGGCGCGGATCTTTGTCGCCGAGCTTGCGCCCCGCCACGGAGAACGGCTGGCATGGATAGCCGCCGTGGACGATATCCACCACGCCGCGCCACGCTTTGCC